AGCGCCACGAGCGCGCGGCGTGCGGCCGCCACCGCGGCCTCCTCCGCCGGGTCGGGCGCGTCGGCCTGGTCGCCGTTGTCGGTCACGGGGATGCCCTCCTGACGCTGGATGTCGGCCACGTCGTACACGCCCATGTCCAGGTAGCTGCGCTGGACCGCGGCGCGCTCGGTCGGGTTGCTCTTGAGGTAGTCGTTCAGGTTGAAGGCCACCAGGTAGCCGCGCCGGGTCACGTCGCCCATGGAGAGCCGGTCGGTGATCGCGCGCATGTACGGGGCCAGGACGTCGTTGATCCGGTCGCGCCGGCGGTCCACCGCGTTGGCGTACGTCCGGGAGGTCGTGGACACGCCGAGGTCCTCCGGGTCCACGCCGAGCTCGTTCGCGATGTCCAGCGACGCCTGGCGCTGGAGCTCCACCAACTGGAGCTCCGCCGGCGACGGGGAATCCACGGAGTGATAGGTCATCGCCGCGGGAACCCACCCGGTGGCGCGTTGCTTCCGCGCCGCGCGCCACGCCGAGATGATGTTCCGCGCGTCGCCGTCACTGATGGGGTCAGCGCCCTCCGCCGGCGAGAAGTAGTCCAGCGGCCGCGGATCGTCGGAGTACATCGCGGCGGCCTTGTCCAGGAGCAGCGCGCGGCGGATGGCCCGCGCGGCGTGGACACGCACGGCCGGGTTGGGTGAGTCGAACCGGATCACGTCCTGGCTGGACGTCTCCACGCCGTCGATCCACACGGACGCGGCGTGCGGGTCGATGCCGGACGGGAGCAGCGCCGGCGTGCCGCCCGTCGCCGGCGGCGTCAGCGACACGGAGTCCGGGTCGATGCGCATTGCCGATGTCGGGAACCTGTCGAAGCCGCGGCCGGTGACCTTCCACCAGGCGACGCCCTCAAAGATCAGGTCCTCCACGGTCATGGCCATGGTCACGACGTTGGCCACGTCGGTGTCGATCTGGCCCAACAGCGGATTGGGCACCAGCGTGTTGTCCGGCGCACGCTGCTCCAGCGGAAGCGTGGCGATCGAACACAGCATGTTGCGGGCCTTGAGCACGGCCGGCACGGACAGGGCCTCAGCGCGGCTCACGGGCGCGGCACCGCCGGCGGCCTGGAGCGCCGCGGAGATGAGCGCATCGAGCGGGCCCGCGGCGGACAGGCGCACGTTTGGCCTGAACAGTCCGGCGATCCACCGCGTCAACCTCATGCGCAGATGATCGCACGCCCGATTGCCGGATTGCATTAACGGCAATCCGGTAATCGGCTCGGATTGCCGGATTGCATTAACGGCAATCCGATAATTATTCGCGAGTTATGCCCGACTCCGGGCCCACGACCGGCCCGCGGAGTTTCTCCTAGTCGTCGGTCACGACGATGAGCCGCGGCTTGCCCAGCGACGGCGGGAGCGAGCGCGCCAGGTGTACCGCCCCGCCGGCGGCGTACGCGGCGTCCACGTGGCCCTCACCCTTGCGCGAGAAGACCCAGCCTCCGCCGGGCCGGATGAGCGGCTCCGCGGCGAGCACGTGAGCGTCCATCAGCGGGTCCGCCTGGTGTACAACCTCGCCGGCACCGACGAGCTCGGCCAGGCCCATGCAGACGGCCGGCGCGTCGCCGCGGATCTCCTCCACGGTGACGCCGGCCGGTGGCCAGCCGGTCCGCTTGCGTAGGTCGACGGTGAGCGCGGCCGCGGGCCCGCCGGGTATCCAGCCGAGCGCACGCGGCTTGATCCGGGCGACCAGGCCGGGCAGGGCACGCCGGAGATTGCGGGTCGCGTACGGGCCGTCCCAGGCCGCGGCGACCTCCACGCGGACCTTGCCCGACGGGAGCACCGCGGCCGCACACAGCGTGGCGTGGCGGAGGTCCGGCGCGATGTCCAGGCAGAGCGCGACGCCGCCGCGGACGGCGGCCAGGTCGCCGGGAAGGGTGCCCTGGTTCCACGCCACCGGGTCGATGGCCGGCCGGAGGATGCGGACGCGGATGCACATCACCTCGGTCTTGAACCCGGTGAGGACGTCGCCGCCCTTCTCCTTCGCGCGGCGCGCCTGCTTCAGGAGCGGCCCGAGCGTCATGCCGTCGCGGCCAAGGCTCGGGTTGGCCATCGCGAGCGCGGCCGGGTCCTCCGGGTCGCTGTCCTCCGGCGCTGACCACTCCATCAGGCACACGTCGGTGTCGGCGGTGTCGCCGCGCTCGATCTCCGCCACGGCCTGGTCGCGGTAGTCGTTGAGGACGACGGAGCGCACGTCGCCGGCGTTGGTGAGCGCCCACGCCTGGAAGTCCTCACGCTTGTTGCCCGCCGGCACCATCGCGTCGTGGGCGGAGTAGTCGTGGTGCTGGCGGAGCTCATCCAGGATCAGCCGGTCAATCGTCAGGGACCGGCCGCCCTCGGCGTTGCTGGCGGAGATCTTGTAGCGGCTCACGCCCTGCTCCACGTCGGCCGGGTCCGCGTCCGGGTCGGCCAGCGTCCAGGAGAACTGCTCCCCGTTCGTCTCGCGGGTCCAGCGCTCGGCGTGCTCGCCGTCCAGGAGCTTGGCCCGGTTGACTCTGGCGACGGTCTTCCGCCACGTCTCGGCGGCGTAGTCCAGTTTCGTGCTCGTGCCGAGGATGATGGGGAAGCGTTCGACAAACTGCCAGTAGGCGGCCAGGACGACGGGGATCTCCGTCTTGCCGTTCTGCCGCGCGGCGAGCACGAGCACGAACCGGAACCGCGGGACGCCCGTCTCCAGGAGCTCGCCGCCGTGGATGACCGCGAACTCCTGCCACGGGTACAGCGGCCGGCCCAGCACGTCGCGGGCGAACTCTATGACCTCGAATCCGTACGACGTCGACGGGGTGAGCTCGCGCAGGGGCGGCGTGGACAGCCGCGGTGTCGGGCTACCCAGCACCGCCGGCGCGACGAGCGCGAGCGCGGTCCCGGAGGTCGGAGAGCTTGGTCGGTTGCGGCGCGGCATTGGCCTGTCCACCCTTCGCATGGCGGCCGGCGACGGTCAGGCCCAGCGAGGTGAGCACGGCCAGGAGCTTGGGGCCGAGCTCGGCCAGGAGCTCGGCGTCACGGGTGGAGTCCAGCGCCACGGCGTACCGGTAGGCGAGCGCCACGGCGGCCGCGTCGCGCTCCGAGGGCGGAACCTCCTGTAGCGCGTGCTCGAGCTCGGGAACAATCCGGACATTCTCCGGGTCAATCATGGGAGCTCCGGCGGGATCGGGGCGCGTCCGGCGCGCGAGCTCGGGGAGAGAGAAAAAACAGGACGGCGGGTGTTCACCGGTTCCGCCGTGGGAAAAAATCCCCCGCGCGGCGCCAAGTTTTTTCCGTTTGTGCTGGTCATCGCGTCGCGCCTGTCGCTTCGCGTCGCGGGTGGAGCCGCGCGCAACAGTAGAGCTCCGGCCGGCGGTCGCGGCGGCCGCGGCACGCGCAGATCTGGCTGCACTGGCCGTACGGGTTGCACCGGCACGGGTACGGCAGGCGCGTGGAGGTACGGGCCACGAGCCACACGCCGCGCGGGGCGAGTAGGTACGGGTGACGCGACCGGTCGGCGGTGACCTCCAGGTGGATGCGCTCATCGCGGGTCACCATCGCGTGCCCCGTGCTGGAGCAGGATCGTGCGCCGCGGCCGGGTCGCCGATGGCAAGGTTGCACGGTGCGCACGACGCGACGATGTGGGCCGGGTCGTCACCGTGGCGTCGGCCTAGCGTGTGGTGCGCCACGTTCGGGATGCTGGAGCAGGTGTGCTCGGACGCTGCGGCCCGAGCACACCAACCCTCGTCGTGGGCCCGGCAACGCCACCCGGCCGCGGCGTCGCGCGCCAGCACGAATGCCCGCACCTTCCGCCATGCCGTGGTCGATCCACCGGCCCACGTCGCGCTCATCGCTTGATCTTCGCCGATCGGAGCGCGATGCGCCCTAGCCCAGTGATGTGCGGCACGGCCGTGTCTGTCTCGAACACGATCCAGCCGGCCGCCTCCAACTCCTCCAGCGCCACGTTGACCTTGCGGTTGCCGATCCAGCGGTACGTGCCGTCCTCCTCCAGGCTGATCTCCAGATCGGCCACGCCCTGGAGCAGGGCCATGCGCGTCTTGGTCGGGTAGAGCTCGCGGTATGCGGTCATCGCGTGATCACCCACACCAGGAGCAGCGCCATGGCCAGGGCCCAGAACATGAGCCCTACCCACGTTCGTCTTGGCATGATCTCCCCCTAATCGTTATGTACCAACGCTTTCGTTGATCTACCTGGCGAGCCACAGCTTTACCAGGCCCACGGCGAGCAGGAGCGCGCCCGCCATGACCACGCCGCCGACGATGGCGACCAGGAGCGCGCGGCCAGGCTCAACGCGCATCGCGCGCCGCGTCCATCTCGGCGGCCACCAGGCCGGCGTGCCGGTCGATCCGATCCTGGAGCGCCAGCGGGTCGTCCAGGCGCGCCAGGCCCTGATCGACCAGATCCACGTGATCCTCCGCGGCCGCCATCTCCACCGCGGCGCGCACCATGCAGTCCTTGGCCTCCAGCAGCTTGCGTAGGCCGGCCGTGAGCTCCGGGCCGTCCGGCAGGCGGTCGACCATCTGGGCGGCCACGGCGCAGATCGGCGCGCTGACGGCGGCCAGGTGGGCGGGCAGATGGGCGTACGTGAAGTGTCGGAATACCGCCACCGTGCCAGGGTGGCGGCCCACCAGGAACTCCGCGAGCTCCTCCCGCGTGCCGGCTCCGGCTACGTACCGGCTTGCTCGTGCCATGTTCGTACTCCTCTCTAACGGTCTGCCTTTCCGCTCCAGACTCTACTGGAGCAAGGCAAGAACGGGGTGGTTTGTTGATCATCGTGGGAGTGACAGACAGAGAGAGCCCGACCCCTGTCTGATCTTGAAAGCAAGATCGGACAGGTGTCGGGGGTCAGTTATCGCAGTCGGTCCGTCCGTCGGTCGCATACTGACGCGCGCCGCGTTGCTGGCGCGCTAGGGCGGGATGTGTGGTTGCTCTCGTGCGCGTCGCCGGCCTGGGGCCGTGCCAACCCGCGCGCAACGCCTCTGCGGCGTACACCTTGGGCCTACCGTCTGTGTCCGACCGTCGCCGGTGGGATCAACAGGTGTCTGGCTTCCACTCCATTGACCGATGTTGGTGCATTAACGCGCTCGGCCTATACGCGGGACGTTGGTTCGCCTGGCCAGTTTCTCCAGGTCACGCGGTTGCTAACCCTTCTCCGCGTAGGCGACGCCACCAGCGCTCAACGCTGGTGATTGTCTGGGGTTCCCGGTACCCTGGCCCATGTAGTTTTCTTCTTGGCGGTTGAAACACTACAGGGTCCGGTCTCCTGGTGGTCAAGGCCCCACACCGGTCGAGCAGGACTCAGGACGCGGAACGGCCCGGAGCACGAGCTCCGGGCCGTTCGCTGTGTCGGTCCCTACGCAGTCGCCACCTTGGCGGGGAACCGGCCACACTCCAGGCATTGCTTGCCCGCTAGCACGAGCGCCCGACAGTCACACTGCCGCATGATGCCGGCCCGGACCGCGAGCGCGTCCAGGACGACGCGCTCCACGTCGTCGGCCACGCGGTAGAGCCGCTCCAGGTGCGTCATGAGTCGTGCTCCCAGCAGTGAGCGACCACCGCGGCGAGCGGGGGCCGGAGCGTGCCGTACGGGCGGTGCGGGTGGTACGGCTTGGAGAACGCCGAGTGTCGGGCGGTGTACGTCCGGCGCGCCCGCTGCGGCGTCCACCACGCGCGGACCGCGGCGGCGAGCGCGGCCGCCAGAACCACGAGCGTGAGCCCGAGCTCGGCCAGCGGAGCGGAGCCCCGCCCGTACACACGGGCGGGGACTCCAACGATGGCGCTCACTTCTCACACGCCGGGGCACAGTAGGCACCGACCGGCCAGACGCGCCAGTACCGAGCGCCGATCAGGATCGGGGCGTTGCATCCGGCGCACCGCCGCGTCCTGCGGGCGGTGATCCATCCGGCACCGATGCGGCGGCCCGGACCGAGCGCGGTCACCAGGCTTCCCCGTCGTCGCCCGCGGGCGGGGCGGGGATGTTGCGGGTGGCGAGCTCGTCCGCTGCCTCGTCCGGCGTGAGGGCCAGGACGCGGACCACGCGGTCGTGCTTCCAGTACTCGTGC